AAAGCGCACTCAAATGCTTGGGATACCGTTTCACGTTGATCACATAGTACCGTTGCAGGGGAAGACTGTCTCAGGGCTTCATGTGCCTTGGAACTTGCAAGTAATTCCGGCAAAATTGAATCAGCAAAAATCCAACCACTTTAACTAAGGACTTATCATGACAATCGCTTACAACTGGACAATCACCCAAACCGACTACGAAGTCGCAAACGGTTTCATCACAACAGCACACTGGACGGCATCAGCAGTGGACGGAGACTACACAGCCTCCATCTATTCAACCTGCTCATGGGCTGATGGCACTCCTACCGTGCCTTACGCTGACGTTACAGAGGCAGAAGTTTTGCAGTGGGTGTGGGACAGCGGCGTTTCAAAAGATGCCACCGAAGCGGCTCTGGCTCAAAACATTGAGTTGCAGAAGAACCCTGTGACAGCCACTGGAACTCCTTGGAGCGCAGCATGAACTTGAACCTTGAGCCAAACGAAGTGCAGTTCATCTTGCAGGTCTTGGGCGAGATGCCAGCCAAGTCAGGTGTGTGGCCCTTGATCGTCAAGATTCAAGAGCAAGCAAAAGCAGCAGAAGCCCCGCCAGTGGAGTAAACGATGTCGGAGCAGATTGACGCAACGGAGGCTAGATTGACTACCCATGAACAAGTCTGCGCCCACAGGTATGAGGCCATCCAAGCCCGCTTTGACGATGGTTCCAAGCGCATGACCAAGATTGAGTACCTGCTTTACGCACTCATTGCGGCTGTGCTGCTTGGCCCCGGCGTTGCAGCCGAGTTTGTCAAAAAGATTTTTGGACTGTAATGGTTGACGTCACCAAAGCCATCGGAGCCGTTGCTGCCAGCGTCGCCGCGCTTGGTGGTAGCTACACCCTTGCTGACAAGTTTGGGTGGCTTGACAGGGCAATAATTGAATGGGCTCCAGAACACTTCAAAATTGTGGCCGAGGCGGGCAAGCCCATCAACGTCACGGTTGCGCGGATCAAGAAGCGCGATGACTGCTCTGTTGAGAGCTTCACGCCCAGCATCAGAGACGCATCAGGAATGGTCCACGAGGCGACCACCACCGCAAGCAAGTTCAGCGGCCCAGCGGGCCCAGAGATTGACACGTTCACGTACCAGCTCACTATGGTGCAAAAAGAGAAGATTGCTGATGGCAAGGCAACTTTGCTGGCAACGATTAAGTACAAATGCCCTGAGGGTGAACGTGTTGTGCAGTACCCGCGCCATCCCAATTTAAGTTTTGATCTGAAGGGGTAGTTTATGAACCTGAGCGACTTGAACCCACTGGCCGCCATTGGCGGTAAGTTGATTGATCGTTTTCTGCCTGATCCCGCAGCAGCAGCCGCCGCAAAGCAAGAGCTGGAGCAGATGCGAGAGAACGGCGAGTTGGCACGGATGGCAAACGAAACCAAGGTGCTGGAGATCACCAACGCCAACACCGACAGCGCCCGTGACATGAACGCAAAGATTCAGGAATCAGCAGCAGCTTCATGGTTGGCAAAGAACACGGCCTATGCGCTCGACATCGGGATTGTCAGCGCCACCATCTTCTTGGCTTGGTTTGCGTTTATTAAGGGCGTGCCAGATGCCAATAAAGAGTTGGTATACATGGCGCTTGGCTCGCTCATCACTATGTCTGGCACGGTGCTGAACTTCCATCGTGGTAGTTCGCAAGGCTCTAAAGACAAAGGTGTTGACCTCCAAAAACTCAAGGACGAGAAATGAAAGACAATTTTGACTCAGCCCTGAAGGCCGTCCTTCACCACGAAGGCGGCTTTGTAAACCATCCCGCCGATCCGGGCGGCATGACCAACCTTGGCGTAACCAAGCGCGTTTGGGAAGAGTGGGTCGGTTATGAGGTTGATGAAAAAACCATGCGTGGCCTGACGCCTGAAATTGTTGGCCCCATGTACAAAGCCAAGTACTGGGACAAGATCAAAGGTGATGACCTGCCGACGGGCGTGGACTACGCCGTGTTTGACGCTGCTGTAAACAGCGGTCCGGGCCGTGCCGCCAAATGGTTGCAGTCCTGCGTGGGCGTTGAGCCTGATGGCGGCATTGGCCCCAAGACACTAGCTGCTGTGGCTGCGTTTGATCCTGCTGAGCTGGTTGAGGACTACGCCAAGCGCCGCCTGTCCTTCTTGATGGATTTGCCGCATTGGGGTACATTTGGCAAGGGTTGGGGACGCCGCGTGGCTGCCGTCCAGACCGTCGCTACTTCCATGACTGCGTGAGGTAAAAAGTGCCACTAAAAAAAATACTCGTGCGCCCCGGCGTGGCACGCGAAAACACCCGCTACCTGTCCGAAAACGTCGGCCCAACAGGGGTAAACGGCTCGTATGCTGCTGGCTGGTACGACTGCGACAAGATTCGGTTTCGTTCTGGATCAGCAGAGAAGCTCGGCGGGTGGGCACCTTTTTCCACCAGTTATTACCTCGGCATTTGTCGTTCCCTGAACAACTGGGTAACTTTGGGCGGTAATAGTCTTATCGGCGTGGGCACGAACTTAAAGTTCTACGTAAACCAAGGCGGAAGCTATTACGACATCACGCCACTGCGCGATACAGAGACCCTGACCAATCCGTTTGAAACCACTTCTGGCTCTCCCATTGTGGAGGTAACTGACGCAGCGGGAGGCTACTCAGACGGTGATTTTGTGACTTTCAGCGGAGCCACTGCGGTGGGTGGTTTAACTTTGAATGGCGAGTTTCAACTTACAGCCATTGGCGGAACCACCTACACCATCACAGCATCCAGCAACGCAAGCTCTACGGCTACTGGCGGCGGTACGGTGACTGCGGCCTATCAAGTAAACATTGGCCCTGCGGTGGTCGTTCCTCTGACCGGCTGGGGCGCTGGCGCTTGGGGTACTGGCACTTGGGGCGTGGGTAGCGCATCGACCGACTCGCTTCGCATTTGGAGTCAGAGCAATTTTGGTGAGGACTTGGTGTTTGCACCTCGCGGCGGCGGTCTGTATTACTGGGATGCTTCAGCCGGTGTATCTGCAAACCGTGGTGTAAACGTGACTACGTTGGGTGGTGCATCAGACGTTCCCACCAAGGTTAATATTGTTTATGTGTCTGACATCAGTCGGTTCGTGTTTTGTTTTGGCTGTAATGACGTTGGCTCCGCCACCATTAACCCGATGCTGATTCGATGGTCTGATCAGGAAAGCGTGGTGGACTGGACCCCAGCCCCGACAAACCAATCGGGCAGTTTGCAATTGTCCCAAGGCTCAGAGATTGTGGCTATCCAGCAGTCCCGCGAAGAGCTTTTGGTGTGGACGGATGCAGCCGTGTACTCCCTTCAATACATCGGCGGAACCGAAGGATGGGGAGCAAAGCTGGTGGGAGAGAACACTTCTATTGCAGGGCAGAAATCTGTCAGCTTGGCCTCTGGTGTTTCGTATTGGATGGGAACTGACAAGTTCTACAAGTACGACGGTCGAACCCAGACGCTGCGCTGCGATCTTCGGCAGTACATTTTCAGTGACATCAACATTGCCCAAATAGAGCAGGTGGTGTGCGGCACGAACGAGGGCTTCAACGAGGTGTGGTGGTTCTACTGCTCACAGGACTCTGTGGTGCTGGACCGTTACGCCATCTACAACTACCTTGAGGACATCTGGTACTACGGCAACATGGGCCGTACGGCTTGGCTAGATTCTGGCTTGCAGTCTGCGCCTATCGCTGCCACGTATGTAAACAACTTGGTCAATCATGAAGTTGGTAACGATGACAACATGAACGGCACGCCCGTAGCAATGGAGTCTTTCATCACTTCCGCTGAATTTGACTTGGACGATGGACACAAGTTCTCCTTTGTGTGGAGGATGCTGCCTGACGTAACGTTCCGAAACTCCAGCGCAGCCAACCCTTCTATTGTGATGTCGCTGCTACCCTTAAAGAACGCAGGCTCTGGCTACACCGACCCAGCCTCCGTGGGGTTGACCAATGCAGCCACAGTCACGCGCACGGTCGATCTGCCGGTAGAGCAGTTCACAGGTCAGGTTTACACGCGCATCAGGGCTCGCCAGATGGCTATGCGAATCTCCAGCACCGGCTTGGGTGTGGCATGGCAGTTGGGCGCTCCACGACTCGACATTAGGCCTGATGGCTCTAGGTGACTATGGCAAAGATTCAAGTCGCCCCACCACCAGCCTTGCCGTTTGCGCCAGTCGCGTACTCGCCAACGTATCAGGACCAGTACAGCAAAGTGCTGCGCTTGTTTTTTAACTTGCTGCAAGCCAACCTAGCTGAGCTTGCAAACACGGACATCATTCCCGCTACGACCAACTACACCGTGGCAACTTTGCCCAGCGCATCAGTATCAGGCTCAGGGGCTCGGGCATTTGTATCTAACGCACTTACCCCAACATTTGGCGCTACCGTGGTTGGTGGCGGAGCAGTGGCCGTACCCGTATATTCAGATGGCACCAACTGGAAAGTTGGCTAAGCCAATAAGGAAAATATATGTCCACTTCTGAAACCTTTAAGAACATATTTGGCCGAGACCCAACAGCCAATGAGTTAAACGAAATGCGCGGCAGATACGGGGATTCGATTGAGCCGGATGAGTTTCAGCAATTTGTTCTTGACAAGCGTGATGTAAACGTTGGCTATGGCGTTCCTAAAACTAAGCCTGTTACGCCTGTGTATGGCACCCGGACGGCGTATGACCCTGAATACGGGCAGTATCAGGAAAGATATGTAACTGGCTATCAGGATGAGAGTGGAAATGCGGTAGACCAAAGCTCACTTATAGCGATAGACGATTCGGGATGGGAAGAGGCACCCGGCTCTCGTTATAGATACGAAATGCCAGTAGACCAACCAACTTACTCTAGCCTTAACGGAGTTGTTGGCAAACTGACCAGCCAGATTTTGAGCCAAGGCACAACGGGTAAATGGGGCGGCGAAGGCTATGGTTCTGCTCAAAAGAGCGCAGCAGACATGGCCCTGCTGCTTACTGCTGCTGGCCTTACTGACATCAATCAGTTCGGCATGGTTGACAAACTGGAACCTGTTGAACAAATTGGTTTTACCTTAGATGGCAATACTGTACAGAACCCCAGCCCCGGAATGTTCTATGTTAATGAATATCTTCCGGATAATGAGTATGGATATTATCAAACTCGCAGAGACCTTACACCAGAAGAAGCACAGCGAGTAAAGCCCGTTTATGGTGTTTTCACGGGAAATGATCCAGAGGGATATGGCCCACAATATGAGCCTGTAGATGCTTCTACTGTAACTACAAAAGACGGAAAATTAGTTGGTGTAACTGGTCAGGTCTATGGAAACAAAGCCACTGGTGAACCCATCAACGCTTATTACGACAAGGCATCTGGAAATACTTGGAGCGGCACATTTGCTGGAGAGGGGTCAACGGCCTACGGCGTTCAGTTTACGCCTGACGGTACTCCAGTTTTTTATACGCAGTATGGGGGTTCTAGCAACGACTTTGCAAACTTAATGGCAGACCTTGGCCCTATTGCCCAAATTGGTTTGGCAATTGCCACTGGCGGGCTATCCATTCCGCAGCAAATTGCCGCACAAATGGCCGTTCAGGTTTTAAGCGGTAAAGATGTTGACGACGCTATCAAGAGTGCTGCCATTAGCTTGGCGGTTGCTCAAATTCCGGGTATGGATGTAATGAAGGAGGGCGCATCGTATCTAAACGGAATTGATTCTTCTGGAGTTTTAGCTAGATCATTTCAAACTGCCGCCACATCAGCAGCAAAAGCAGTCTTGACTGGAGAAGATATATCGGACGCATTATTGTCCGGGGCCGTCTCCGGCGGCGTGTCGGGTGCTGTGGACTTCATGGCAAAAGGCATAGATGGTTTTGAAAACTTATCAAGCGCAGAGAAAGCGGCTGCAAAGACCGCAATGACCAGTATTATTTCTGGTAAACCTCTTGATCAAGTTTTAATTAACACGGCAATTTCTGCTGCAAATGCGCAGATTAAAATAGAAAAAGATAACAAGTCAGCAAAGGACGCCGGTTGGGCTGATTACGCTACGCAGCAAGCGGCCAAGCTAACTTATGGCAACAACGTAACTCCCGATCTGTACACTGACAAGCAAGAAACCACAGAGGCCGAAGCCAAGGATATTGCTCGTGGCATCCTTGGCCGGGAGCCCACTGAGTTTGAGTACATGCAGTTAATTGGACTGCCGGAAAACGAGGCTACGCAAAACAGTGACCTTGCCGCCATCAAGTACGACGAGTCCACCTTTGACTCCAACGAGCTGGCTGAAACGTATAAATCCGTGTACGGCAAAGAGCCCACCAAAGAGTGGCTGGAAAGCGATGAGGCATATGACCTGCTTGGGCGCTCTGACGCTCAGGGCAAGAACATGCTTCAGAACTTACACGTCCAAGACAAGAACACCACAAACAACACTGAGGCTGAAGCGTTTTGGAAGGAAATGGGGAACACTGGCCCAATCCCTGCGGAGACTCTTTTCCAGATGCTGTCTATGCCAGAGAGCGGGGCAAAGGCACTGTCCGAAGACCTTGGAAACACTACAGCAGAAGAGGCTACGGCATTCCTTAGGCAATTTTATGGCAGCAGTTACCAGCCAACCGAAGAGCAGCTTGCTACGCTTGTAGGCAAGCGCCCCGAAGCGAGTGTTTTTTCCGATGTTCAGAACTTGTACACCAAAGATAAGAACTGGGTCACAGAAGACGAGGCTCAGCAGTTCTGGAAGGACACGGGTAATACCGGTCCTGTGCCGCAAGAGTTTATGGACAGCATGCTCATGACCTCTGAGGATGGCGCAAGGGCTATGGCCGAGACTCATCGCATCAACGCAGAAGATATTGCCGCAACCACGTTTGACGGTTCTCAATACAAAACTCCCCAAGAAGCTGCGGCTGCTGCAAAAGCTGCCGGGTTCAATGCGTTTACACACAAGGACAAAAACCTCACGTACTTCACTCAGCCTTCTCCTGTCCAAGAGGCTGAAGCTCGCGCTAATGTAGAGGAGAAGAAAACTTTTAACGAAGCATTTGCTGCTGCCAGAAAAGAGCTTGGAGCTGGCAAGACGTTTACATGGAACGGAAAGCAGTACACCACCAACGTGATGCCCAAGGATACGTTTGACGCATCAAGGTCATCAACCATAACAACTGCCGCAACACTAGCCCTTGCTAACGGCAAAGACAAATTTATTGGGCCGGACGGGAAAACGTACAAGCTGGATGACAACGCCAAGTCTGTTTTAGCTAACTCTGTCAACGAATCTCCAGCAGAAACTCAGCGACTCTTGCGGCAAGCCATAAAACCAGCAACAGACGAAACCGCTGCAGAAACTCAGCGCCTGATGGAGTCCGGAACCCGTGGGACTATGGACAACATAGGGGCCATGGCTGCGCAAGCTCTGGGGACTACGCAGCGCGGTTTTGGACAATTTCTTTCTAACGCAGGGAAAACCTATGCCGCCATGACGGGCGACTTGGATTTTGATAACGCACTGATCAAGATTGGCAAAGAGGTTGAGTCTTACGCAAAAGGCAGTGACATCTACGGTCTTGATGTTCAAAAGAACCGCCTGTCGCAGGCCATGGCACGCGCCAACGAAACAGACAACTGGATTGAAAAAACCAAGATTCTTGGGTCTGCAATCAGCAAGAACTCTATTGGCTTTTTCGATGTTGCTGGCTCCGAAGTTGTAGAGGAGCTGCCTGAAACCATCTTGCAAATTGGCGCGGCCTTGATGACAGGTGGAACCACCTTGGCTGCAAAAGGTGCGGTGGCTGCAATTGGTGCTGCTGGCTCTGTAATGGAGACTTTTGGCGGCACAGTTGA